AGCACTCGCCGCCAAAGATCGTTTCGATCAACAGTGTGCGGATATTGCTACCGCCGGACAGGAAGCCTTTGGAAAGGACGCGTTCGACCGGAGCGTGATGGGGCTGGTAAACCTGGTTGATCGGTCGGACCCGGAGGAAGTTGGACAGTACCGATCTCTGATCGAGGCTGCGATTTCAACCGGAGAGGCTCCTCGGCTGGTGCATCTGCTGGGCTCTGATCCTAATGAGGCCACTCGACTGCTTGCCCTTCCGCCAGCCAGGATGGGAGTTGAACTCGCGAAGCTCGTGCTGACCCAGCCGGACCGGACAGTCTCCGGGGCACCCAAGCCAGCAAGTGTTCCCCGAGGCTCCGGCGGTGGCCAGGCCCCGCACACCAGCATTGATCCGACGGACCCAGAGCGGAGCGATAGGCTTTCAACTGCCGAGTGGATGCGAAGGAGAAACGAACAGTCGTCCAGGTGGGATAACCAACCGAGGGGCGGGCGATGAACTCAGATGTGACAACCTGGCCGATTTTGGTTGAGTTTCCCTGGAACTGGAAGCTCCCTCGTTTTGTTGAGGCCCGGCATGCTTCAGCAATCGAAGCATACGGAGAAGGGGAAGGGGAAGGATATATCTTGGCGTTTTGGTGTCCTGCATACCAGAAACATGTTGATGTAACAATCAACCTTCCACTTGATGATCCCTCCTGTGAGATTTATTCTCCAGATTTCTGGGATCACATGATGCGGCCGATGCTATGTAATCTCAGCAAATCAATTTTTGAATCAGTATATCCAGGTGAATTTGGAGGCATGCTTAGACGTAAACTACAGTCGGAAATTGCTGGGGGAGAAAGATGGCCAGAGGCAGATCGAGAGAAATGGCTGCTGTATAATTCGTTACAGTACTAACTTGAAGTTTTCCCCTTCTGATGCTGGGGTAAATCGCATCTGCCGGCGACTGGGCGCCTAATCCCTGGACGGAGTTCACTGGGCTGACTCCAGCCTAAACGACGGCAAAGGTATGGAGACCTGTTGCCGATATCTGGAGCCAATAAGATGGCCAATACGTTACTTACCATCAACATGATTACTCGGGAGGCTGTGCGCCTCTGGAAAAACACCAACGCTTTTCTGCAGAACGTGGACATGCAGTACGACTCCAGCTTTGCCGTCACCGGCGCGAAGATCGGGTCGAGCCTCCGCATTCGTCTGCCCAACGACTTCACCGTAACGACCGGCCCGGCGCTCTCTGTCCAGGACACGGCGGAGCAGTCAACCACCCTGGTGCTGGCTACCCAGAAGCACGTGGACGTGTCGTACTCAACGGCCGATCGCACGCTGAGTCTGGACGATTACTCCCGCCGGGTGCTCGCCCCGATGGTGAACAACCTCGCCGGTGCGGTCGCGGTGGATATTATGTCCGGGAGCGAAGGCGGGATTTCCAACTTCGTCGCGAACCAGGATGTGAACAACAACATCCTCTCCCCGATTGCCTCTACCTATTTGAACTCCGGGGCAAGCCTGGACCTGCAATCTGCTCCGATCGCCAATCGGAAGATTGTCAACAGTCCCCGAACCGAGGCTCGCGTGGTGAGCGCACTCAGTGGATTGCTGAACCCTGGGAGCGAGATCAGTCGCCAGTACGTTACCGGGCGGATGTACGATGCGCTTGGGTTTATCTGGATGAAAGACCAGACCGCGATTGTCCATACCACCGGGACGCTGGCTCAAGGTTCTGCCACTGTCAACGGGGCGAATCAGACCGGACTCAGCCTTGTTGTGAATGCCCTTGCTGGAAGTCTCAACGTCGGAGATATTATCACTATCGCTGGCGTGAACGCTGTCAACCGAATCACCAAGCAGTCCACCGGGGAACTGATGCAGTTTGCTGTCACGTCAAATGTGGCGGTGAATGCGACGGTGATTCCGATCTACCCGGCGATTGTTCCGGCCAGCGGTGGACAGGCTGTCCAGTATCAGACGGTCACGGCGTCTCCGGCAAGCGGTGCTGCGGTTAATCCCAGCAATGGACTGGCTGCCAGCACGGCTTATCGGAAGAACTTCGCGTTCGCTCCAGAAGCGGTTACGCTGGCCACGGCGGACCTTGAGATGCCGCACAACGTCCATGAGGCTGCGAGAGAAGAGTTCGACGGGGTGAGCATGAGGATGGTGACTGACTATTTCATCGGAACCGATCAGCTTATCACCCGGCTTGATGTTCTCTATGGGTATCTCTGGATTCGTCCCGAATGGGCCTGCGTTGTGGCTGATGTAGTGTAGGTCCTCCTCCAGTGCTCCAGTGGAAACTCCTCCATGATCACCTGGTCAACCAGCCACAGCACTACGAGCGTCCACAACAAACCGCTCGGATCGCTCGTGCGCTGGCGCTGGTCCAGGAAGGTTTGGAGGAGCTTTCCCGGCTGGGGCATCATTTTGAACTTCTTGGGACAGATGTTCCTCGGGACTCCTGGCCACGACTGGTGTTCCACCTACAAAAGGCCCCGCGCGGGTTCTTTTGCCTCTCCGAATTTGATTTCGAGCATGCACTGGGCGGGACTGAGGCCGGCTGGCACGACACGCTGGATGAAGCGAAACACTCGGCTGGGATGGACAAGCAGTTCACCAGAGGTGGAGTGTTTCCGAAGCGGGGGCTGCCTGCGCTGGGAGCCCCCGAGGATCTCACCCCGCTGGAGCAGCTTCGCCGCCGAGGGCTGCTGGATTCAAACGGAAACAGGGATTGAAAGGAAACATTCAAATGTCTGACATGTCAATCGCCGGAGCCAGCGCACTGTTCTCCGGGTCTCCGGCTGAGATAAGCGATCTCCGAGCCGAGCTCGCTGATCATCATGCTGATGAGCCCCAGAAGGCGATGCTTGCCGATCTGGCACTCCGCGAGGTCGAGCAGGGGATGGAGAAGCTCCGCGCGCTAGGACATCATTTGTACCTGGCCTGGGGGGAAGGTCCGAGGCGAGATGAATTTCCCAAGATGCTCTACCGAGACCGGGACGAACGACAGCAGGTGGTATTTACCGAGGGAGAAGAGGCGCAAGCCCGCGCCGATGGGTATGACGACCATCCGAGTCTGCGAAAGCCTGTAGAAGTCCCGGACCTGTCTCCTGCTCCTGCTAGCCCCTCCACCAGCGTCAAAGGCGGAGACCTGGAAACCGGCAAGGGCCTTCCGGTGGAAGGAGCCGCTGGTGCGGGCGCAAAATCCGATCGTCCGGAGGATCTCCGTTCCGTCACCGACGATGCGCAGCGGAAAGAACTTGCAAAGGCGATGGAGCAAACGGGTCCGAAAGATCCGGAGGTCTGAGGGAGATGAAAGGAGGGGGGAGTTCCCAACCTCGGACAATCCCACGTCGTGGGCTTGGGCCTCTGGTCCCCCAGGTTGCGCGGACAGGTGGCCCGGCGCTTGCTGGGGTTGGTGTGCTCTCCGAGCAGCCGAAGGCTCAAGCCCCCGGGCCGAAGCAGAAATTTAAACCACTGGCCGGTTATGGCCGATAGGAGCAGCAATGGAAACAATTGGTTGGGCAGTAAAACAGATGCACAACGGAGCACGAGTACGTCGTGCTGGCTGGAACGGAAAAGGCATGTTTCTTTTCCTTGTTCCTGCTTCACGATTTCAAGTAAATCGTGCTCCGTTACTGGGAATTTATCCCGAGGGAACAGAGATCGACTATCACCCTCACGTGGACATGAAAACTGCACAAGGCTATGTGGTCCCGTGGCTGTGTTCGCAAGCAGACTTGCTTGCAACTGACTGGGAACTTGCTGACGAGGAGCCGGGCTAATGCGCGGATCGACACGGAATATCCATACTCGCTACCATGCGATGGAGGCGGCTGGAGCGTTTGACTCCAACCCAGCCAATCCGACCTCTCGGGATCAGGATGGCCAGACGCTTTACCGGGGGCCGGTGGAATTCCCGAAGATGCTCTATCATCCTCAGGGCCTCGAACGCGTAACGGTCCCGGGGGAGGTGGTGTTGTCTCCTGGTGGGCGCGAGGTACTGCTGGGGCAACAGCGCGAGCTGATTCACCGGATTGTGGCGGACGCGGTGGAAGAGGCCGAGGCCCTTGCCGAAGGCTGGCATACCACTCCAGCCAAGGCTATTGCTGCCAGCGGCCGCACGCCCCCGCCGGAAAGCCCTGCCCAGGTTATCTCCGACAAGGACGCGGAGATTGAACGTCTGCGTGCGCAGCTGGCGGAGGTACAGGGGGCTGGAGTTGGGAAGAAACATGCTAGCGCGGGGGCTGCGCCATGACCGGGCCGGAGGATATCCAGGTCACAACTGGAACTGTCCCAGCTGATGCTGAGACGGGAGCGCAAAATCAGCAGGTGGTGATTCAAGACTCCAGTGCCCGGCGAGCCTGGACTGGTGAGGGCGCCACGGTTGGAGAGGCTGCGACGCAGGCTGTTCGCCGGCTGCTCGGCGATCGGCGGGTGCGGGAGTACACTGGGACTGGGCTTGAACTTGGGACCAGGGACTAACCGCCAGTGGCCCTGCTAAACCCCGCCGCACTTACTGCCGGCGATCTTTGTACCCAAGCCCTCCGCGAATGCGGCGCGCATGGACAGGGGACTACTCCGACCGCAGATGAGCTGGAGGACGCGCAGTTCCGCCTGCAGACCATGCTGCAACAGTGGCAGAATCAGCGCTGGCTGGTCTATCACCTGGTGACCTACAACGCTACGAGCGGCGGTCAGCAGGTCTACACAGTGGGACCGGGGGGTTCAATCGACCCGGGTGTTCAAACCGATCTCTCCCCCGCGCTGCCGAGCTATCAGCGCCCGGATCGAATCGAGTCCGCGTTTCTCCGGCAAATCCAGAACTCCCAGCCCAATCAGATCGATTATCCGCTGGTACAACTCCCCTCCATGGAGGACTACAACCGGATCGCGCTGAAATCCCTGGTAAGCTTTCCGGGTTGGTTCTTCTATGATCCAGCTTGGCCATTGGGGCAGCTCCACGTCTGGCCAGTCCCGAACGCCTCGATCTACGGGATTTTCATCTCGATCAAGGAACAGCTCCCCGCGAGCTTTGCAACCAGCGCCTCAACGTTCAACTTGCCGTATGAGTACTATGGTGCAATGCTCTGGAACCTCGCCGAGCTGCTCTGCCCAAGCAAAGGGCTACCAGTGAGCGTCGATCTTCGTCGGAACGCCAAGAACGGCCGAGGAGTGCTCCGGGCCAGCGCCACCGCGATCAGCAACCTGGTGATGCCACGGGAGGTCCTGGGCAAGCGCCGGGATGGGTATAATATTTTCTCCGATCAGTTCTACTAGAAGGAGCTTTCACTAATGTCCATCATCTCCGCCTTGATCGACCTCTTTCCCAGCTTCATTCCCGGCTCGCGCCTGGTTGACGGCGGAGAGTGTCTTCAGCTGGCTCAGTTGATCTGCTCGGCCAAGACCGGATACACCGCGCTCGCTGGCGGCGGCCAAACCGGGGCAACTCAGCTCACTGCTACGCTGAATGAAGTCCCAAACGTCGCGAGCGACAATGACTCGGTCATGCTCCCGTTGGCAATTCCAGGCCGCTGGGTGGTGGTGAATAACACCAGTGGACACAGCCTCCAGGTCTTCGGCCAGCCAATCAACCCGAACAATGCTGGTGCCGGCGATACCATCGCGCCGAATAACTCGGTCACCCAGGCCGCAACCGGGACTGGTGTAGCCCAAGCCACTGCCGTCATGGCCATCTATGTTTGCACGACTATTGGTCAGTGGAAACAGGGCTCGATGGCGTAGCAGGGCTGGGAATTGGCTCGCATTCCTCTCATCGGCGGGGCGTACAGCAGCCGGAGTGTGATCTCCGGGGCTGGAGGCCGCTGCGTGAACCTGTATCCAGAGCGAAACCCGCCAGATGCTCTGGTCCCGGTCACACACTACCAGCGACCGGGACTACGCGCGCTGGTTCAAGGGCCTTCTGCTCCCGTTAGGGGCTTGTGGCGTACGAGCAACGGGAACGGCTATTGCGTGATCGGCCAGGGATTTTATCAGATCGGAGCAAATTGGGCGTTGACGCACCTGGGAAATCTCTCCCCCGGACGGAGCAACCCGTGCAGTTTTACCGATTTTGGTGCTGCGGTCGGAATCGGCCTGGTGGTTGACGGCAGCTCCCAGGGCTGGCAAGTCAACCTGGCCTCCGGGGCTTTCAGCGCAGTGAGTGATTCTACTGGGAGCTTCGTTGGCGCGGATCGAGTGGACTATATCGACACGTTTGTTCTGTTTAACATCCCTGGGACCAACCAGTTCGGCTGCACACTTAGCAACGAGCTGGTTTTTGACCAGCTCAATCTGGCCGCGAAGACGGATTATCCAGATTTGCTCCAGACCCTGATAGTCAACAGGCATGAGATCATTCTGTTCGGAACGCTCAAGTCTGAAATCTGGTACGACGCAGGGAATGCGCAGTTCCCTTTTGCTGAGCTTCCTGGGGCCTATATCGAGCATGGTACGGTAGCGAAATATAGCGTGGCCAGCGCGGATATCTCGGTGTTCTGGTTGGGAATGGACCTACAAGGCCAAGGCTACGTGTTCCGCCAGCGTGGGTATGAAACCACGCGAATCAGCAATCACGCGCTGGAGTGGACGCTCTCCCAGGTACAGGAAGCTGGTGGGACCCTGACAGACGCGATCGGGTATACGTTCCAAAAGTCCGGGCACCTTTTCTACGTGCTCCAGTTCCCGTCCGCCGACATGACCTGGGTATACGATGATGCGGTACAGGAGCCGTTGATCGCGTGGCACCAGGAAGCCTGGACAGACACCAACGGAATACTGCACAGGCATCGAGGAAACTGCTGCGCCTTCATCAACGGGGTGAATGTCTGTGGAGACTGGCAAAACGGGACCTTGTACGCGATGGACTTCGGGAGCTTCACCGATGAAGTCCTCGGAGTCCCCGGGCCTATCAGCTTCATTCGGACTTTCCCCCACCTCGGCGCCATCACCAGCCGGGAGGGTTTCCCAGCCATTCCGACTGACGGCCGCCGAGTGGTTTTCAATCGTCTGATGCTGGATATGGAATGCGGAACCACCGGAGACCTGTCCGAGTTCCCGGCCCAGATCACCTGTCGGTACTCCGACGACCGAGGGAAGACCTGGAGAGGAGTAGTGCTGCAATCCGCCGGGGCACAAGGGCAATATGATACCTGGCCGCTCTACAATAACCTGGGCGAGGCGCGTGATCGGGTGTTTGAGATCGAATACTCGATCCCCGGTCCAGCGGCTCTCAACGGGGCCTGGGTGGATGGCCAGTTGGCGAGAAGCTAATGGCAAATCCGGTCCAACATCAGCTCTACCAACCATTTCCGAAGCTGGACTCTCCCCTCGTCGGGGCGAATGGCCAGCCGAGCATTCCGTGGTACTATCTGCTGTTGGCGCTTTGGCGGCGTACTGGAGGATCAGTTGTTCCATCAACCTCTGCGATCTTGTTCGACACCAGCGCTGGAGCGCCAGAAAGCGTTCAGGGACTCAGCTCCTCCCCCTTCACCTTCACCGCACCGCTGGTTGGGTTTCTAACCGCTGACGGGGGAAAGGTCGAGCTGAGTCGAAGCGGGACTTGGCGGGAAGTCAGCCTGGTCGGAGGCTCGTTCTGGCTGATGGCCGGGGACAGCGTTCGCGTGAGCTGGTTTGGTCAAGGCCCACCGGAGGTAATCTGGTGGCCGAGCAAATGATGAGGGTACCCGGATGTTCATGATCCTCTCGCTCCCGCGCTCGCGCTCCGCTTGGCTCGCCCATTATCTAAACTACGGCTCACGGCGGTGCGGACATGATCTGGCAATCCAGGCCGATACGATTGAGCAGTTTCTGGGGGCATACCAGCAGGGGCTCTGGGGAACCTGCGAGACCGGAGCGGTAGTTGCTTGGCGGCTTATCCGGCATCTCGCCCCGGAGCTTCGCCTGGTAACCGTCCACCGTCCGCTGATCGAGGTCTGTCGGAGCCTAGAGGCTCGAGGGCTCGTCCCTCGGCTGGATGAGCTGGCCCAACGAGAGGCCGCGCTGGAGGCGCTTGCCAAGCAACCTGGGGTGCATTCCCTGGATTTCCGAGATCTGGCCTCAGTCGACGCCTGTGGTTGGTTGTTCGAGCACTGTCTGGAACTTGAATTTGACCCAGAGTGGTATGCAAGATGTTCGATACTGAATATCCAGGTGGATCTCGTGGCGCGGGAGGCTCAACTACGCGCGCGGGCTCCGGCAATCGCAGGGCTGATGGCGGAAGTTCGACGGGAGACCCTTCGGCTGGGGCTGGGGAGAGGGCTGAACTGACGCTGCAGGAAGAGTCCTGGAGCAAGTGCACGGAGGAAATCCAAGCGCTGGCAGCCACCAGCTGGGAGGAGACCGTGCCGGAGCTGGAGCCTGGACGCCGTTTTGGACTGGACCTGGTCGCGCTGGCTCAGATGGACAACCTGGGTGTGCTGAAAATCATCACCGCGCGGCGAGGAAGCGAGCTGGTTGGTTACATCTCCTGGGTGCTCCAGTTCGACCTGGAGTCCTTTGGCACCCTGATCGCTCAGCAAGGTAGTTGGTATGTCAAGCCAGGGGTTTGGGGCGCTGGGTGGAAGCTGCAGCTGCAGTCCTGGGAACTGCTCCGCCAACTAGGGGTCAAGTGGGCTTACCCGCATCAGCGAACTCTCGGACGCTCTGCCGGAGTTGGTCGCTGGTTCGAACGCGCAGGATGTAAGCCGGTGATGATTGTTTGGGCGCGGAATTTGGAGGATCTGGGAGATGCCTAGTATCAGCGTTCCAACAGCGGTTCTTGCCGGCGGCGCGCTGAGCGGCGCGTCCAGCCTAGCTTCTGGTCTGATCGGGTCCAGCGCAGCTACCAGTGCGGCCAACACCCAAGCCGCTGCTGCGCGCAATGCCTCTGCTCTCCAGGCTGCTATTTATCAGAATAACCAGGGGCTGCTCCAGCCGTTTATCAACGTGGGACAGAGCGCACTTTATAGCCTCCAGGGCGCACTGAATCTAACCCCAGGTGGAAGCCGTCCTGATGGACTTCCCTACAACCCAACGACTTCCCAGCTAGCCGCCCCGTTCCAGCCGACGATGGCACAGCTGGAATCCACTCCAGGCTATCAGTTCACGCTCCAGCAGGGCGAGCGCGCGACGCAGAACGCATATGCTGCACAGGGCCTGGGATCGAGCGGGGCTGCACTCAAAGGCGCGGCGAACTATGCTGAGGGCCTGGCCGGGACAACCTACCAGCAGCAGTTCCAGAACTACTTGGACCAGAACCGGCAAATCTTCAATATGCTGTCCGGCCTGGCTGGGACCGGGCTCTCGGCCGGGGGAGCGCTTGCTGGGGTGGGGCTACAAACCGGGAGTCAGATTGGGAACACCCTAACCAGCGGCGCGGCGGCACAGGCAGCGGGACAGGTTGGGAGCGCAAATGCCTTGACCAGTGCGTTGAGTGGGCTTACCGGCAGTGCTGGTAACACTGCATTGATGTTAGCCCTTAACAACGCCGGGATGTTCGGAACCTCGGGG